ACCGATGAGAAGGAAGTTGTCGAGTTCGATGCCAAGCCAAGGCTTAACGTGCTTGAGGAAATCTTAGAAGAGACAGATCGTAAGGTCATCATCTTCGCACTCTTTAGATCAAGCATCGACTCCATCGTGGCGCATCTACGCAAAGCCGGTTACAACGTGGATACAATTCATGGTGACGTGTCAGCCGGTAGACGTGGAACAATCATCAAGGACTTTCAAACGACTGATCAGATCAAAGTTCTTGTCATGCAACCACAAGCTACGGCACACGGGATTACCCTGACAGCCGCAGACACCGTAGTGTTTTACGGACCGCTTATGTCTGTCGAGATGTATACGCAATGTATAGCACGTGCAGACCGTAAAGGTCAAGACTCAGACAAGGTCACCGTGGTGCATATAGAGTCAAGCCCTATCGAGAAAAAACTATTCACCGCTATGAATACCAAAGTTAACGACCACTCGTTGCTTGTAGGTCTATTTGATAGCGAAGTGAAAAATATTTAAAAGGAGGTTACAAAGCAGTTTTTTTGGTGTATCATTGTTAAACATTAGACAAAAAGGAGAAGTAAAATGAGCGATTCGCAGGAAGATCTGTCGGCTGTCCCAATGGACAAGTTGGCTAAAGTGTATCGAAAGATGCAAGCTAAGATTCAAGAGTTGACGACCGCATACGAGAACGAAGTTGAAGGCATCAAAGCGCAACAAGAACTCGTTAAGAACGCACTCAAAGATCAAATGCTTGTACTCGGAGTAAAGTCTGTAAAGACTGACCAAGGCACAGTATCGCTGTCTACCAAGACACGCTACAACGCATCAGATTGGGACGCATTTAAAGAGTTCGTAAAAGAACACGATGCGCTCGACCTTTTTGAGAAACGCATTGCACAAACTAACATGGCAAAGTTTCTTGAAGAGAATCCCAAGCTATTACCCCCCGGCTTAAACTCACACAGTGAGTATGCCATTTCAGTTCGTAAACCAACATAAGGAGAAGACATGAGTAATATTGCTCTGTTTGATGGGGCTAAAGTCCCAGCTTTTGCAAAACAACGCGAAGGTAAATCGGCGCTTGCACAGGCGCTTGGCGGTGATGATTTCGGTAAGCGTATCTCTATCAAGGGTGGCGTGTTCCGTTTGATGTCTAGCGGTAAAGAGATTGCCAACATTGAGGAGCGCTACCTTGATGTGGTGTTTGTTAATGCGGCGCCTAAGACAAGTCGTGTATGGTACGCAAAACCGTACGACGGCGAGGCACAACGTGCTGATTGTTGGTCTGCCGATGGCGAGACACCAAGCCCTGATTCTAAAGATCGCCAAGCGGATCGTTGCATGGAGTGTCCCAAGAACGTAACCGGGTCTGGTCAAGGTGATTCTAAGGCGTGCCGTTTCCAACACCGTATTGCTGTGGTTCTTGCCAACGACATCGAAGGCGACGTACTGCAAGTTGCTATTCCCGGCGCATCTATCTTTGGTGACGGCGAGAAGAACGAGATGCCTTTGAAGGCGTACGCTCGTTGGTTAGCGGCTCAAAGCGTTGACCCTGAGATGGTTGTGACTCGTATGAAGTTCGATACATCTGCTGAGTCTCCCAAGTTGTTCTTTAAGGCAATGCGTTGGTTAGAGCAAGAGGAGTATGACGCCGCCGCTAGACAAGGTAAAACACCTGACGCACTCGCGGCAATTACATTCTCTGTTCCCAAGACAGACAAGGTTGCGGCTCCTATTGCTATCGAAGGTAAGAAGCCATCTAAGGTTGCTACACCTGAGCCAAGCATTGAGGAAGACGAAGATGAGGCACCACCTCCACCACCCAAGAAGGCGAAAGCCAAGGCTAAGGTAGAAGCTCCTGCCGAGGATGATGTTGAAGAACCCGTAGTTGTTAAGCAAGAGAAGAAAGCGCCCGCAGTTCCTGCCAAGGCAAGCTTAGCTTCTGCTATAGACGACTGGGACGATTAATTTAATAAGGGGGCATGCGCCCCCTTTAAGGAACATCATGGCATATTCACCGCAAGTAATTGAAACCGTAAAGAAAGCGCCTAAGACTCTTGGCAATCAGCTAGGACGATGGGCGCTTCATCTTGAATTCCCCGTGACCAAGATAGCCAAAGCGACAGGGGCGACACGCCAATCTGTCTACAACTGGTTTGCAGGAGGCGAGGTCTTTGTTGCCTACCGTCCCCGCGTTGAGTCCCTCTTAAAAATTTTACAGACCTCTCCCACAAAAGAAGAGGCATGGAGAAAAGCATGCAAGTCATTCCGCCTAGAAATCTGAGTAATTCTGAGTTGATCCGTTACGCCGCTGACGTATTAGGTTCTCACGTAGACTTACCGCAAAGCGTGCAGATTGAATTGCTAAGACGTTTCTCCGCGCTCAACCCGCCCGACGAGTTCCCGCCTAAAGACCCGAACCAACTCGAACTGTTCCCACAATAACCCAAGGATACGCATGACTCCGCAAGATTTTCTCGCGGCTGTACTACCGTCTTCGGGTAATGGGTTGTACTGCGCCGTAGAATTAACAAAGAGGAACGAGCACGCTTTCGCTGACACGATTGACGAACTCCTACCTGACATAGACAGATGGCACGCCGACAGTTGCGATGTGTACTTTGCTTTATCAACATTCGATAAACCAGAGCGCAAAGCTGAAGCGGCTCAGACCATTAAGGCTTTCTTTATCGACATGGATGGCTACGCTACCAAGAAGGATGCGGGCTTTGCACTCGCCGCTTTTGCGGCTAAGACGAGCATGGACAAGTTGGGGCGACCCTACATTGTCGGCTCTGGCGGTGGACTCCATGTCTATTGGGCGCTGACCGAAGCTGTCCCAGTAAGTATTTGGAAACCTGTTGCTGAGAACTTTAAGCGTCTTTGCAAACAAGAGAACCTGAACATTGACATGACGGTTACTGCTGACGCGGCACGCATATTGCGTGTACCGGGCACAACCAATTTTAAGAAGAAGTATGGCACACCACGCCCTGTTAAATTGCTCAATTCTGGCGACACGTTATCTTTTGATGACTTTAAAACTTGGATTGAGCGACATATCAAAGAGGAGTTCAAGGCTCCAGAACTGTCGCTCCCGGGCAAGCGTCCTGAGCGCAAGACTCAATCGTCGGTTAAGTTAATAGAAAACTCCAAGAGTCTTTTCGCACCCATCATAGAGCGGTGCAAACAAGTTCAAAACTACATCGCCAACGCATCCGATGATGGCATGGAGCCGATCTGGAGAGGCATACTCTCATGGACAAAAGTGTGCACGGATGGCGAGGAGCATGCACTAAGTCTAAGCGCAATGCACCCATATAGCGAAGACCGTATGCGCCAGAAGTTGGCGGAGATTAAAGGTCCTTATGCTTGCGTAAAGATGGACAGCGAGAATCCCGGCATCTGCGGTACATGCCCGCACTTTGGAAAGATTACAAACCCATTGATATTAGGGAGAACCCTAGCTACTGACAATACGGCAAAAGTAATACCGCTTAAGCCTGTGGAGGAATTTGATGAAGAAAAAGAATACGGAGCAGATTTAGAGGAAGGCGTACCAGACGAGGCAGACGAAGACCATAGTCCAACTGTGGTGCGCCCAGAGCCACCACGCGGCTACAGCTATGGGGATAACGGTGGAATTTATTGTGAAAGAGAAGAGACAGATGCAGAAGGGAAGAAGCGTGTTCGCCATATCGAGCTTGTACCTTATGATTTGTTTGTGGTTGATCTGCTTAAGTTGGAAAATGAGCACATGGTGCACATGGCGGCAGTACGCTCAGAAGGGGTTAAGACCCTCACGTTTCCACAGAAAGCCGCTGTTAGTAAAGATGAGACTTTAAAGAATTTAGCCACGCATAACATTCTAGCCTCATACGGATCTGGGAACGACAAGAACCTATTTGATTACGTACGCGCTTGTGTCAACGACGCATCAGTCAATAAGAAACCTATTGAAGTACCTTTGCAATGCGGATGGCAAGAGGATAATTCTTTTGTCTACAACTATAGGGTTTTCACTAAGGACGGACGGGAGACTACGATCCCTATGCCGGGGCTTGAGAACATCAATCGCAACACAAACAACAAGGGCAACTTGGACGAGTGGCGCGAGGTCTGGAATCTCTTTATCAAGCGCAAAATGAATACGCTCTTGGCAGTTGCTTTGGATTCGTTTGGTTGTCCACTCATGCGTTTCACAGAGTTTGAAGGCTTTACTTGGGCACTTAGTTCTAACGCATCCGGTACAGGCAAGTCGCTCACGCTTAGCGCCAAGGCAGGAGTCTGGGGTCATCCAATCCGTTACCGTACTGGTAAGGGAACATCTCCCGTTGCAATGCAACAGAGGGCAGGCTTGCTAAAGAGCTTACCGCTACTTATTGACGAGATCACATCGACTCAGCGTAAGGACATGGAATGGGCACCTACCTTTATATTTGACTTTGCCGAGTCCCAAGGTAAGGAGCGGATGGAGGCTAACGCCAACAAGGAACGCGTCAACAACAGTAACTGGGTTGCGACTTGTACCCTGACATCCAATGAGGTGCTGACCGACTATATGGCGGGGGCTAGGAAGTTCAGTTCCAACGGTGAGCTATTCCGGGTGCTTGAGTACAACCCAACTCAGCGCCTGACATGGGAGCCAGAGGATCGTGTTACCCTTAAAAAGCTTAAGCGCAACTACGGGGTAGCCGGAGAAGCATGGATTCGGTGGCTTGTTAAGAACCAAGACGTAGCTGAGAAAATGGTTCAGAAAGTTGGCGCAAGGCTAATGCAGACAATGAATTTTGCTGACGATGAACGCTACTGGCATGCCGGTTGTACGACTGTCGTAGCCGCGTCAATACTTCTTGGCAACAAGTATGCAGGAATATTAGATGTGCCAGTCGATGCCATCATCGAAGCGCTACACGACTTAGTGAAGAAAGCCAGGAATGTGATTGCGTCTAACGTGAAGACAGCGGAGGATGTTCTCAGCTCCTATACCGGCGACAACTACGGAAGCTTTATCGTCATCAAGAAGAACGAAGGGCGTCTGCTGTCCGCATGGGGGTCTGGGGATACTATCGACAAGTCGCTCACCCGGTCTAAGGTTCGCGGTCGTGTGGAGCATGAGATTATTGCCAACGGAAATGTGGAGTACTACATCGAGGAGCAACTGCTCAAGCAACATTGCATCGCCATGAGCTTTAGTTATGCGGACTTTAAGGCGCAGATCAGCAAGCAGTACACGGTGAAGCACACCAAGAAAGATATGCTTGCCAAGACAAACGGTCCGTCCATGCGGGTCAATGTATTGCACATCACCATGAGGACCGAGGATGTTGAAGAACTACAACTGGGAGAACTTAAAGCCGGGTGAGGGGGTTTTCCTCCCCGCCATTGATGTGATGAAAGCGCGGGAGATGGGGCTTCGTGCCGCCATCATGCCCCGCAAGCAAGTCTACGCTAAGATCGGCATCAAAGACGGTCTTATTGGGGTGCTTTTCTTTCGGCGAAAGCAAGGAAGCGCTTAGCGTAGTCTTCTTTCATTTTGTGAAGTTGCTCTAGGCGTGCGTCTTTTTGCTCCGTTGTCATGGTTGGAGAAGCCACTATCATGCGTTCTTGCTTAGCAATAGTGCCTAAGTACTTCTCGGCTTGTCCTGACGATGTTGCCATAGATAATTGATTGGCGTAGTTTTGTGCAAATGCGTGGGCTTCTGCACGACGACCTTCTTCAATCATCTTGTTGTATGTACCCTTGGCTTGTTGAATCTGTGTCATCATGGCGTAGGCTTCATCCAAAGTGCCTCTACCCTCAACAGGTTGGAACAAGTTACCAATGAAAGGCATCTGGCTCAAGTTCTTTGTGGGCGCGGCAACAGCGGCTTTGGTGTCAGACGCCAGTATCGGATTGGCTAATTGAGTCAGCGCAATACCCAGACTGCCGGTGTATCCACGGATTAGATAGTCAAGCACGATGGGGCTAACGTCTAACGTGTGTCCGATTGATTTAGAAAGTTCTGTTGTGTTTGCACGGGCACGTTCACCGGGTAGCTGTTTCTTCTCTGCTTGAGATTCAATGTCTCCGCTAAAGAATGAACGTCCAAGCGCAACTTCTGTCATCGGCTTAATAGCTTGTGGCAAGCTAAACGGATTAGACTGCGCAAGGAGTCTGCCCATACCCAGTACCGCTTGTGAAGCTTCTTGATCTCCCGCAGATGCGTTCATGATTGCCTCTGGCAACGCTTTAAACAAGTAGCCAAGTTCAAATGGGATTGGTACTTTGAGCATGTCTTTCTGACCGGGGATTGGTATAAACCAGTTACCCAAGCGCTCCTCTGGTTTGGCGCTCTTGTAGCCGTCATCGTCCTGCATCATGGATGCGTACGCCATAGTACCGATGGCAAGCATCATACCGCGTGCCCAAAGCTTTTGCTTGATCTTTAATTGCTCGTTGAATGGCATCTCACCTTTGAACGCACGGTACAGAACATCCAGACCTTGGATCTGAGCGTTAAAGAACGGTACGATTGTGGAGACAACCTGCATACTTGGAGACAATCCGCGGCGGCTAAAGTTCATGGACTCGAGTGTGCGTAGCAAAGCTTGTTGCTCGGACATACCTTTCTTTAGAGAGTCTTCATAAATTACAGCACGAGTAGCGGCGTCGCCTTGCATAGCAAACGCGTCAGCTTTGGCAAGCAGTTTTTCCCAACCACTCTTACCTGTACTTATCTCACGGAGCATACGCACCATGTCTTCTTTACCGCCAGTAATTACATTACTGCTAATCGCACCGGACTCCATCAAGCGCTTCTCCGCCTCGCTACGACCCGCCACCATCTTGGCAAGTTCTTTCATAGAGGCAAGCACAGGCGTAGCATCTGTACCGGTTGTCAACCAAGCGTTCAACGGATCGCGCACAACTTGGCGCAACGCATACGCAGGGTTACGTGTAACAAACTGGCGTAAGATATTCGCAGGGTAGCCAAGCATCTTGACTGCGACCGGTATTGAGGTCTTGATACCTTCCATGCCTTTAACGATTAGCTCAGCAGGGATGCCGTAAACATCATTGTCAACCACTGCATGGTGTTCTTCACCGTTAATTCTGAAGCGCACAACGCTTGGGTTGGCAGGACCAGAACCGGCAGCAATACGAGATGCAATGCCAAGCTTGTTAAGAGTAAGCGCGGTTTCTTTTACAGACTTGTTGCGTAAACCCATGTTGGTCAGGAGCATCGTGTTCTGAATCGCACTACTAAAGACAGGCATGATCTGCTCATCGCCGCCTACCAACTCTCTAAGTTGTGGCTCGTCTTTAATGTTGCCAATCTTAATGCTACGCTCTTTGTCCACAAATAGTTTAATGTCACCGTCTTTACCAACACGGTAGAAAGGCACGTAGTTATAAGACTTCAGCTCAGCCGCTTTCTTGGGCGTCATGGCTTCGGTCTGTACTAGCCAGTCAATAAGACCATCGTTGTATTGCTTGTAAAGTTTGGCGCCCTCTTCAAAAGATTTCTTAGCTTCTGGATTCTTGGCAAGCAACTGGGTGAGCCTTTGATAATCTTCTTTAACAGCGGCGGGATTGCTAAAGTCAAGCTTTTCCCAACCTACTTGCTCAGCACGTTTAGCCGCAAGGTACAGCGTCGCCATAGATTCGATCTGTCTTTCATCGCCTAGCTTGGATGCACCAAATGCCTTAGCAACGTCCAACATGTTAGCGCCCTTGACGCTCTTGAATATAGTTTCAACCCCGTCTTTAACTTTGTTCTTTACAACTTGCAAAGGTCCGTTGGTCAAAGCCTGAGCCGCATACTGACTACGTTGTTCACCAAAGCGAAGAAGCCACTCAGCATTTTGCGCTTCTAAGGAACTGATCTCACCTGCGCTCAAGCCTTTCTTAAACGCTTCAGACAACGCCGCATGGCGGTCGATATACTGAACGCGCCCGCGTAAACCTAATACGTTTTCTTTAATTGTATTGAACGAGTCCTTGGCAGTTTGAGGTCTGCCCACAATAGAGCTACCGATACCGGTGGCTTCCTTGTTGGTTCTAAATACAGCGCCTTCATTTGTCGCTTCACCTACTGCGTTCTCGCCGCCTTCCATAACAAATCTTCTGGCGTTGGCAACAAGTTGCTGTACGTCTTCATCAGGAACGTATCTATAGCCAAATGTTTTATTAAGCCACTGCTTGATAGCGTGAATAATCTTTTCTAGAGCGGAGCGCTCGGCAGGGGTTTGCGGTCCACGCTCTGCCATTTCTGCCAGTACTTCTTCGACCGCTATAGCTTTATTAAGCTCAGGGTTTTCTGCCATCTTAGCGTCGGCTTCTTCACGTACGGCATTATTGCCTTCGTAAATTGATTGCATGACTTGGGAGTACTCACCGCCAAGCATCTTGCGTAAACCGTAGTGCCCGGCAACCTCGTGCGCAATAGTCAAAACAATATCTTCTGGACCGTGTAAGTTTCTAGCAATCAAGTAAACCTGATTGGTTGCGGGGTCGTAAAGACCGGGAACCTTGCCGTTTTTGTCGTTCCTGCTGATTTGTTCTTGCAGTGCTTTAGGCAGTAAGTCTTCGTTGTCGACCGTAATAATGTTGGGTACGTTCTTCCAACGCTCGACAATCTTATCCACCCATTTATTAACCGATTCGACGTCCATCGCAGGACCGCCCTGAGTGCTTGTACGGAACCTTGCCGTAGTATCGGGTTTAATTTCTTTGGTTGGAGAAGGTGTATATTTTTTCTCGAACTCTTTATTAGCTTCAGTATTTTTAGTAGCAGTTTCTTTTGCGCGTTTTTCAGCTGTAGTTTTTTCTGCCGCTGTTGATTCATTAACAGCCTTTTGCGCGCCACGTCCAGCCTTTTTAGTGGTGGTTTTACCCGCACTTTTAGCTTCTTCTGTCAAACCGCGCAGTTCACTTGGCGCAGAAGATTGCGTACGCATCTCTTGTGTTGTGCGCTTGGATGCGACTTGTTGGGTTGTACCGCTTTCAGCCAACGCTTTTTGCAGTCGTTCAATTGCTTGGTTTAAAGCATCGCGGTAGTTTTGTGTTTTAGCGCCTAGTTGAAGAGCCTTTTCATACGCATCGTACGTAGTCTGAGCACGTAAATTGTTGGCGGCTTGCGGATCTGTCTTCTTGAGTTTCGCAATTTCTTTATTGCGTGTCTCCATGAATTTCTTGTATTCGTCAGACTGCATCCCGTTCGTGTGTGCAATCCCGCGCATGCGCTCTGATGCGGCGGCTTCTTTGGCTACGTCACCCTTGTTGATACGCGCTGCCGTTTTAGCTTCAGTGGATTTAACACCGCGTCCTTTAATACCTTCTTCGGCTTGTTTTTCTGTAGGTTCTTTAATTAAAGATTTGCGTTGGCGTTCTTCTGTTACGCCTTGGGCTTCTACTTCTTTTGTGGTGTACAGACTTCTGCGCAGGTTTTCTATTTGATCTCTGGTTTCTGTAACCTTGGTCAAAAGATTGTTGTATGAAGCAAGTATCTTTGCTTGTTCTTTTTTAAGCTTGTTTTTCTCCATGTCCGTCATTGGACGTGGAGCAGGCGGTTTACCTTTACCTAATTGGGAATTTAGCAACTGCGCTTTTTCTGCAGTAGTTAAAGATGCTTTACCTGCGTTCAACTTGTTCTGAATAGCGTCGTGCGCTTGCCCCAACTCTTGCATTTGCTCAACTACAGACTTAGCTGAGTTACCTTGTGGCTTTTCAATTGAGTTTTTAAGCGCAGTCATTTTCTCATCTGCGGCTTCAAACTGTTCGTTGGTAGCGCTTAAAGATCTTTTACGTCCGGGTAACTCAAGACGTTCTTCTGACAGTTGGCGTGCTGCCTCAGTAGCTTTTGCATGTAATGAATTGTCGGGAATGACATCAGCCGCTTTTTCAGTAGGCGTAGTCTCGGCACGCAGACCTTCAGGTCTGAAACTAGACGGTTTAGGGTTAGACATACCAAGCGCAAACGCGTTGGCGACATCCTGGTCTGTGGTGCCTTTGACCGCTTGACTTAATTCGTATGCAGAATTTCTGACTTGGTTCTTACGCATGTTCTCTTGAGAGAACAACTCGCCAGTTTTGTTTTCTTCTGGTTGTAGCGCAGCCACTTGTTCAGGCGCTAAAGCGGCAGGCTGCTCAGGTCTGCCGAACATGTCAATCGTTTCGCCTTTAGGTGTAGCCGCTGTATTTACTACGCGTTGACGATTGTGAATGTCGTCAAGCAACTGATTTTTTTGCGTGACTAGATCCTGAATCTTTGCAGTAATTGCGGGGACCGCCGCGTAATCTTGCACATTTTTATCTGTGGCTTTTCTTAACGCATCTTGGTGGTGCTCAATTTGTTTATCAAGAGCTGCTACTTGGTTTTGCGCCAACGCAAGAATCTTTTCAGGCGTATCTGTTGCCTCAGATTTCATCTGCTCGGTAGTGGGCGCAATGCCTCCCGCCATAGCAATTTGTTTTGCTAAACTGTCAATTTGTTTGCCAACAGCCGCGTGCTGTTGAACCAGTTGATTTGTCGTTTCGTGATCGTTAGCTGCACCTGCCGCAGCGATCTGATCGGTAAGTGAGTTGTGTTGGTTACGTAGCTCTTTGTGCTCGTCCATCATGTCTAAGACATTAGGCGCGGTTCCTAACTCGCTTGTCGCAGCGGGAGGTGTTGGTGGTGTATAGCCAAGCTGTAATAGTTGTTCTTGTTCAGGCGGGGCTTGTTCTTGTTGTTGCTGCTGTTGTGCAGCAAGGTTTGCTCTAGCTTCTGAGCGCTCAGACAATCTGCCTACAGCACCCATAGGTGCAAGAAGTCCTACTTGATACGCTGTTTCACCGTATTCTTTGAGCGCGTCAGGACTGGTTAAAGAAAGCCCAGCTTGCGCACGCTCAAGCATTTGTTGAGCAACTTCAGTTGGAATCTCAGCCAACGCACCTTCTGCTGTACCGGTAAGTAAAATTTTGTAAAGAGCTTCATCGGCAAGTTTTTGAACTCCAGGCGCACCTTTTGTCAACGCCGCTAAAGGAATACCAGTAATCTTACTGACCATTGACCCGCCGAGCGGAATAGCTTCAGCCGCAACATCAAGCGCGGCTTGTGGTACTGCGTACGCAGCAGCTCTGCCTTTGTTAATATTAATATCTTGACCGGCTTGCTGTTGTTCTTGGGCTTGACGTTCTACGTTGCCGCCAAACTGTTGTAGGTATGCAGGAGCTGTAGCGCCTAAAACACCACCAAGAATTGCGCCTACGCCTGTACCCGCGCCGGGTTCAAGTGCTGTACC